GGTTCTAACTTCAAACTAGTTAGAGATTTGTCTTTACTTGGTGTTGCCATAATTTGTTTTTATTGTCGATAATAAATATATAATTATCTCAAAAAACATATATATTTATATTTCTTCTTTTGAAAACATTTCAACTTTCTTTTGTCCTTTATCACACATACCATTATTACTATAAGGACACCATTTACAAGACTTATCACTTACTGTTTTAGGATATTCTTTAAAGATATAATTACCATCAGGAGTGAAACACTCATTTAAAAATTCTTGAAAGTCATCTTCAGCTTGTTTCATTTTAATTTTACCTGCCGCTGGTGCTACACCTTGCAATCTAGGTATATTAAAATCAGGATTGTCCCATATTTTTCTCTTAACTACAATAAATTCAACATTGATTTTATCTATATCAATATTATATAACTTGCTAAAGTATTTTTTATAAAGTAATATTTGCTGGAGTTTAGTTTGGTTTTTCTTTTCTTTTTCAGACCAACCTCTAGTTGATGTTTTAAAGTCATAAATGTAGTATTTGTCTTCAGACTCATCATACACAATAATATCAATAAATCCTTTAAGATATAAGTTATTTTTATTTTCTAGTGGATACATAATAGGTATTTCAATTCCTATTAAGTGCCATCCTCTATTACCAAACCACTTAACTTTATTTCTTTTAAAAGCTTTAATAATTTCTACTCCATCATCATAAAATTCTCGCAGTTCATCAGGTGATGAAAAATGTTGATTTTTATTTTGTTCTAAACTTTCTTTATAACACTTAGTAAAACTTTCTTTAAAAAAACTATCTAAATCTATAAGATCTGCTTGAGCATTAGACACACTATAAACTTTATCTAAGTAATGTTGAAGAGTTTCATGAATAGCAGTTCCAAATGTAGCATGTATAGACGGAGAAAAAACTCGTTTATTTTGAGCATAATTCAAATACCACTGATATTGACATGTTTTCCAAATTGAGTATTGACTGTAAGACACAGTCTTATCAATAGCATGATTTACCTCATGTAATTTAATTTTAGTTATTGGGTTTTTGAACTTTACCACTGAGTGTTTGTTTAAGTTTTTCTAAGTAAAGAATACCGTCTTGTAATTCTTGTTGAGCATGATTAATCCAGTCTAACACTGATAAGTCTTCTCTGTCTAAAGTATGCCCATATTTAGTTTTACCTTGAGCTGCTCTACTAATAAAACTATCAACAATAGTATCTACTACAGAATCTGTTTTTAAAACAGTTCTAGTTTCAACACCATGTGTAACATTATAAACTTCACTATTTTTTGTCATTTTTCTTTTTCTTTTTAGGTTTGTCTTTAATTCCTTTTACTTCTAATAATATAGCATCTTTTACTTGAGGATCCAAATTATTTATATAATCTTTTATTTCTCTGGTGCTACATTTAAAATATTGGGCTAATATTGTTAAGTCTTCAGTATTGTGAGTAGATGTTGACTTAATGTATTTATTCCATATTTTCTTTTTAGGTAAAGCGTCTTTGTAGAAATCATATAACTTATTTGGAGGCATTGGATACATAGCGGTTAATTCAGTTACAGCGATATAGTCTTTATTCATTGATAAAAATCTAGTTATCATATAACCATTAAAAGCTGTTTGTTCATCTTCAGTAAAAGATGACCATTCACGTTTTTCATACGTGACTTGATTTATCCAATCAAATAAGTTCATTAGTCTTTCTTCTGTAATTCTTTAGGTAAGAATTCTTCGTTCACATGTTGACATTTATTACAAGCAAACACTGGAATGGGTATAAGACCATCTTGAGGTTGTCCTGTAAGAAATCTACTTACTTTTCTAAGTACTACGCCTTCGGTAAATACTTGTCCTTCACATTCTTCGCAAACAATTGGAATTGTTTTATCTAAAGAAACATTTAATTTAGGTGTGTTATTCATATATTCTTTTTATGTTCTTTGTATTCTAGGTAAAATCCATAAGCCACTAATAAATTCATGCCTACAGATGACCATAATTCTATTAAATCATCATAAATATTCATTGTTAAATGAACATGACCTACCATCCAAAAAGGTATTGATAAGTTACCAGCTATCCATCTAATTAAAAAATGTAAAAATATCATAACAATTTAGCTATAGTAGCCATAAAAGTAATTTCACGATCTGATGATATAGCTGAATTATGAAGTCCTTCTGCAATTGTAATTATTTTACTAGCTTCTGTAGTGTTGTCATATAATGACTTATAAAGTTCTGTAAAGTCTCTAACACTATTATCTGCTATTATTTGTCTTACTTTAGTAAATGAATCTGATGAAGGACTTGACATTATACTTAGTATTTCTTTAATATAATCAGATTTAACAAATGATTTTCCTTTAATATTTAACTCATTATTTTTAACACATGCTTGTATGTTATTTAGTATTTTTCTAATGTCTGGATAAAATGTCTTAACTAAATGAGCTAATTCTTTATCAACAAATACAACATTTTCATTAGCTAGTATTTCAGTCATTTTATTGTATACTTGTCTAGGAGACGGCGGTGTTAACGCGTAAGAAGCTAATCTCGACTGGAGCGGTGGAATTATCCTTTCAGTGAAGTTACACGTAAATATGAAACGAGTATGCATACTAAATGTTTCTATTATGTTACGAAGAGCGGCTTGAGCATTAGTTGTTAAGAAATCACTTTCATCTAATACAACAACTTTAAGTTTCTTAAAACTAGCTGTTGAAGCAAAGTGTTTTACTTTATCTCTAATAGCATCAATTCCATTTTCATCACTGCAATTCATATAGATATGATCACAACTAATATTAGCTATAATTAATTTAGCAGCTGTAGTTTTACCAGTTCCTGGTTCACCATGGAGTAATAAGTTAGGAAAGTCTTGCTTAGTGATCCATTCTTGTAAATCATTTAAAAAAGACTCATTACCTAAGTAATTATCAAGTGTTATAGGTCGATATTTTTCAACCCATAAACTATGTTTTTTAGAAGAGTTTGTTAAGTTCATGTTTTAAATTATCTACTAATGTTGGTTTAATATTTCTATTAATGTATTTTTTAAATTCTTGTTGTTTTTCATTTAGAAAATGTAGACGTGATATTATTTTATCATAGTCTTTACAAATAAAATCAACACAATCATTATGATGTTTATTTCTCTTATGGTAATTTTCTAAAAAAGCATACTTCATTTTATGTGCAATAGTTACAGATGGATGTTGACAATACACAATGTGTGGTGTAATGTGATTTCCAAAATTAACTGGATATAATTTATTAATATCACTTTGATATTCTTTATTAAATACGTCTATACAAATAGATTTTTCATCTACAAACACAATTAAATCTCGTTTTAATATGTCTGATTGATGTACTGACTCTTTGTCTTCTTCGTATTTAGTTTCATATGTTTTTAAATTAAATAATGATTTTATAATTAAGAATTCATCTTCAGTTAATGGTTCTTTTAAAGCAAAATCAAAGTCTGATGTTCGTTTAGTAAAATCTAAATTAGTTAAATGTAAAGCATGTAATGATAAACTACCTGCTAATATTAATTTAGGTTGAATAGATGTTAGTACTCTAATTTTAGACCAAATTTCTTCAGGCATAAATTGATTTGGCGTAGCAAACTGATACTGAACTCTTTCACTGTATTCTCTAATGTCTTGAGATTTTTCTTTCATAGGACGAATATAACTTTTTATTTTAACAAAACCAATTTAGTACTCCTAACAGGACTTGAACCTGTAACCTCGATGGTATAAGCATCTTGCGCTAACCTATTGCGCCATAGGAGCAATTCTTGTACTACTGACCGGAATCGAACCGGTACGAACCTTACGGTCCATTGGATTTTAAGTCCAACGCGTCTACCTATTCCGCCACAGTAGCATCTTTTTAATATTCTTTGTAAATAGAATCTAAACGCTTAACTTGTTCAATGCCTACTGAGTCCATTAAATCCATTGAGTCTGAAGGCATAGTGTCATTAACAACAACATTAACGTTTGTTTCGTTACTGTTCCAAGTACAAGCTGTAAAACCAATTGCAATTACAAATACTAATTTTTTCATATTTCTTATTATGTCATAAATATAACAAAAAAAGCTCGGTAAACCAAGCTTTTCTTTAAAGTTTTTTAAAAGAATTTAACCAACATGATCATCTAAATGATCAGGAATACCATCACCATCTACATCACAAATCTCTCCATATCCAAATGCTTTCATAAAAGTAGCTACTCGTTCTTTTAAGTCATTATCAGAATCTGTAAACCAGTCTTCTTTGATATTGTCATGACTTAATACTGATGTTAATGCTGTATAAAAATCATCAACATTTTCTACTAAATAAATGTCAGCAGCTGTAAAGTCTAAACTAAACGCATAATCATCTATTTGAGGGATTTTTAATAGGTCATCTGTTTTACCTATTTTCTTTTCAGTAGGAACATTTCCTCCGAATTTATGGAAATATTCACCAATGTAAATATAACCCTGTTTTTCTTTTAATTGAAACTCGCTCATTATTTTAATAAATTATAGTATTCGTTGAAATGTTTAATACGATCAGGCAAACCAATAGTTCCACCATTTACTCTTTTTGTAACAGCTGTTACTGTAGCTTGATCAGCTCCTTTATCACAAATGCCCCATAGTTTATTTTTATCAAAAAACCAAGCAGCTGACATTAAAGCATATTTAGTTGATACTAAATCAGGATTAGCTAAAATGTCTTCAGGAACTGTTTTATCAAATTGAGTGTAGTTGTCTTTACCTGTCAATTGGATGTATCCTCTACCTCTAAATTTATATCCGTCTTTAGTAGCCTCAGCTCCATTACCCATTCTACCACCATAAACTCTAGAAGCAATCATTTCAGGCTTACGAGCATATTGTTCTGCTTGAGCTGGAGTAAAATATCTTGGAAAAATACCTAACAAACCTTTTGAACTATAGTTTAAGTTTTCTGAGGTTGCTTTAAATTGTCCTGACTCATGTCCTGCTTGAGCAAGAAAATGAGCTAAACGTAATGTATTTGTAATATTAAATTTTGCTGCTGTGTCTGGAATAGCTGCGATTACAGAATCAGGGATGTGTCCCTTTAATTTATCAAGTTTAAATGGACCTGATGAAACAACAGGTGCGGGGGCTGCATCTGGAGTTATCCCGAACATTTTATTCCATGTTCCGTCTCCTACTATGCCGTCAGCTGCTAATCCATTAGCTGCTTGCCATGCTTTCACTGCTTCTTCAGTCTTAGGTCCAAAGTTTCCAACTGGTTCTACGCCTAACTTGATTTGGAGTTTTTTAACCAAATCATTATTATCACCTTTTTTCAATAACATACATTAATAAATATTAAAGTCTTTCTATTAGTTTACGTTTTCTAAAAGAAGAAATATTAGGATTGTCTTGAATGGCGGCTATTGCTCTAAGACGTTCAATTTCTTCTTTACTTAGTCCTGAAGCTGCCGCTTCAGCATCATCAATTATTCCATCATCATTTGTGTCTATTTGATCAAATAATTCTTCATCTGTTAAAGACTTTGTTTGAGATACAGGAGCATTAGGTGTTTCACCATAAATGTTTTCTTTGTATTCTGGTTCTTCTTTTATAATAGGAGACGGATTATTGTATTCATCCCATTCTAAACCAGATTCATCATTTAATGGAGCGTCTAACCATTCTTTATCTTCTTCTGTTAGTTCTGGTGTTTCAGATTGTTTTAATCTAGCAAAAGCAAAGTTAGCTGCTATTACTAAAGCAATAGCTAATGGATCAAAAACAAAAATAATAACTATTAAGAACCAGTTAATAATTTTATCCATAGAATGACCTGTTAAATTACTTAAGTATTTTAAAGGTCCTAATTCATTAGATACTTGAGAATTAGTTTTAATTTCTAATATTCTGTTTTCTAAAGCAAATATAGAATCATTAACTATATCTACTTTACTAGATAATTTTTCATCTGATTTAGAAGCTGATTCTATTTGTTTAAAACTAGCATTGTTAGATCTAACTACTAAGTTTCCATTACGATCTGTGTATTGTGTTGTTGATGTTTTAGTTAAAGCACCTTTTAAATCAACTAAAGATTGTTTTTCTTTTAGTATATTATTTCTAGTGTCTTCATATAGTTTCTTTTTAGTTTCTAAAGCTAGTATTTTAGAATCTACAACACTTGATTTATTAGCTGTTTCTTGATAAGCTGAAGATAAATAACCATAAATACCTGCGGATGTTATTAATATTAAAACAGCTACAGCTATAGTTAAGTATATTTTAAGTACTTTATTTAAATCAGTCCAATATTGATAAAGTAAAGAAGCTATAACTAATTTTGATACTTCTAAAGACGAAGCCATAATAGCAACAGCTGTACTAGCTCCTGCAAATAACATACTAAGACCAGTTACTGAATAAAAAGCAGCAGATGCACTAACAGATAATGCTGATGCTGCTATGATGTAAGGAAATAAATTGCGTTTCAAATTAAATGTTTTTATGTTTATCAATTCTACTTAAAACATCATTTAACAAGGAATGTTTAATGAATCCTGCTTGAGCAGCATTCTTAAGTGTACTAATAAATTGAAAAACAATAAACGGAACTACAATTGTTTCTGATAACCATGCTGTTCCTTTAAATCCTCTTTCAACTATTAGTAACACTGTAAGTATTACAATCCATGTGAAAACAGTTTTAAGTACTTTAATTGCTTTAAATGTTTTAAAACCTTCTTTTTTAGTACCAGCTATTATACCAAAGAAACCATCCATAAAAGCTACAGCTATTACAGCCAAATATTGGTCTGAATTGTCCATAGCTAACTTACCAAAATAGCTACATATAAAAGCTACAGTGGTGGTTACTGATAAAATAACTAGTAAACCAGACTTCATTAACCTTGAGGTGGTTGATTTTTATTGCCCCAAATTTTATCAACTGAGGATAAACCTAAACATCCAAAAGCTAATAAAGCGACAGCGTCAACTAAAGCAGGAGCAGGAGCAATATGAGCTTCTGAGAATGAGTTATGGTACATAGTAGCACATAGAGCTATTGTACATAACAACCCACAAAGTCTTTTCATAGATATTTTGCCGGTCTCATCAAAGAATAATTGTTTCATATCAATAAATATTAATTAAAATTGTTTACTTGTAGTTTTTAAAGACTCCTGTAATGCTTTTGAAAATGCTTTTCTATTTAAAGGAACTTCACCATTTTCAACATTTAAAAACATAGCAAATACAAATGTGCGTCTTTCACCTTTACCTTTAAAACACTTAGAACCAATACAAATACTAGTCTCTACAATATAATCTTTTCTTAACCACTGTATACCCATAATATTGAGCATTTGTTGTGGTGAGTAAATACTATCAATACTTACTTGAACATCAAATCCAGTTGAATCTGTTACAAAATAGCCTTTATTGATTAGTATTTCTTCAGTTTCTTCCTTAACACCAAAGGTAATGTCTCTTCCTCCTATTTTTTTAATAGAAGAATAATTACTAACATCAACATTTACAAATGTAGTGTCAGCAGGTGCTAAAGCTAATAAGATAGGGGCTAATATATTAAGCATGTTTATAAATATTATATAGCTCTAAAAGTTGTTTTAATATTCCATCCTAAAGAAGAAGCAGAAACAAACAATTGAGCTGTGGAATCAGCTAAAGACATTGAGAAAATTAAATTAGCAGTACTTCCAATATCTGGAGCTGAGTTATCTGTGTATTGTATTTGATTAGATAACCAATGAGACATAATTGTACCAGATCGACCATTAGAACCTGATGTCACATAATAATCAAAAAATCCAGCTGTATAACTACCTGTGTTTAATGAATAAATTAATGATGAACCTGAATTAAGTGATCCTGAATTTATTGTATTTGAAAGAGTACCATTGATTGTAACAGATCCAACAAATGTTGTGTCTCCTAATACATCTAATGAACCTGTAAAACTAACTGATCCTGTTATTCTTAATGATCCTGTGGTTAATAAACTTCCTGTAGGTATATCTACAGTACCAAATAATGTTTGTGTGTCCTCAGCATTATCACCAAATTGGTTAGAACCACTTGAATATGATTGAGTAACAATTACTTGATTTTTGGCATATAATGTGCCATCAATAGTTAAATTTCCAGGTATTATTAAATTACTTAATAAACTTCCTGTACCGTCTGCTAGGTAAGTACCATCAGTCTGAACTACTCTTTGGTAAGTATCACTTATTCGAGAACCGGAAAAGTGCGCGATTGATCCTGAGGAGTATGCTGTTGGCATTAATTTTCATTTTAAAACTTCTCAGTTAAATAATCTAAAACTACCTTTAGTTTATCACCAGAAATTTTATTTTCGATAACATATTTTTTAACAACCTGTTGAGCTTTAGTATTCTTAGTTACTAAACTAGTAAAAGATGAATACTTATTTAAATCAACGTTTTCTTTTAGTATTTTATAAATTTTATCTCCATGTGGATTAGGTGCTTTAGTAGTAACTACTTCAGATACTTCAACTAAAGGCTTTGATATTGGTTTGTTTTCTACAACTTCTACTACAATATTTTTAGTTTGTTCTAAAATATACTCAGAAGACCATGGAATAAAGTGTGTGTCATCAGCTATCACTTCTAATTTAACTTGACCTTTACTTTTAAAATTGTCAAAGTTTTTAAATTTACCAATGTTAACTTCACAATTACCATTTCTTAATGTTCCTTCAAACATTAAATTATAATTTTCACCTTCAATAATTAAACGAGCTATAGATGATGATTCATCAGCTCCTTCAACTAATACTTTACATTGGAAAGTGTTGTCTTTATCCGTGTATAATTTGAACATCTTTTATTTTTACTGTTTGGTTAAACTTCTCTGTTAATATATTTTCTATTTCTCCTAATACTTGTACTTTAGTGTCATTGTTTTTAATTTTTTCAAAGACTTCTAAAGCATTATTTGTGATAAATATTAAACGGATTCGGTCTTCTGACTTAGGTTCATCCTTAGTTTTTTTACGTTTCTTTTTCCTAACAGTATCTGGGCCATCTCCTCCAAGTAACTCTATTTCTAGTTGAATAGCATAGTCCCATGTAACACCATATGGTGGTCCTGGAATTGTTACACCATATGTTTTTAATATATAATCAGCATAATATTGGTCAGCATAAAAACAATCCCAATTATAATTAGCTGTGTCCCAATTTAACCATTCTTCACTTAAGACTCTATACGGTAATACATCTCCATTAGTTGGTAAGCTTGGAGGACAATGAATAGCCGTAAATTTTGTCATATAGTATAAATATAATTAAAAATACTTGGAGAAACAAACAAGTATTAGTAAGTCACAGATCCTGAGTATCCAGGAGCTATAAGATAAAGACTTAATGATCCTCCAGTTGTTAAGGTACCTGTTGTATGAGTACTAACTCCTGGGTAGGTTGCTCTGACATTACTGGTAGCGGCTACTATTAAATTGTATTGAGCTGCTGTAAAAATTCTTACATCAGGTGCTATTCTCCATTTAGAAAACCTACCTGCTTTCCTAGCTGCTACATAGTATTTATCTGCTACTGAAATTATCCCATCGTCATTAACATCAAACATATGAAAGGATAATCCGTTCCTTGCAGTTTTATTTAAAACAATGTTAGAGACTGCTTGAATGTCTGAG